TTCTTCTCCTGCGCGAGTTCCCTGGCCAGCCTCGCGTCCTCGCGGGCGCGGTCGCGGGCGACCTTCGCGTCCTCCCTGGCCATCTCCCGGGCTAGCTTCGCGTCCTCGAATTTCCGCTCCAGGGCGTCGAGGGCGGCCTCCTTCTGGGCCTCCGTCATCTTGCTGTTCTCGATCGCCTTCTTGTCGCGCTCGTACTGGGCCTCGTATTTCCGGTCCTCGGCCTCTTGCCGGCGCTCGAGCCTGCGGTCCGCGTCCTCCTCGGCGCGCGAGATCAGGAGCTCCTGCGCGTCGAACGCCCTGCGCGCGGCATCGATCCTGGCGTCGCTGCTGGCCTCGATGAGGGACCGCTCCCTGTCATAAGCCGACGTGGCCGCGGCGACCATCTGGTCATAGTAGGATGAATCGAATTTCACGGCCTTCGGCGCCGCCCCGAAGAGGCCCTTGAAGTCGACCATGCCGACGATCTCGGAGGCGATGTTCCGCATCGAGTCGGCGATGACGGTCGAGACCTCCTGCCAGACGGACTTCGTCTCCGCGGCCGCCTCCTTGGAGACCTCGGGGATGTTCCGCAGATGGGCCGGGAGGTCGTCCTCGAGGACCTTCTCGCCGGCGCTTTTGATGTCGTCGAAGCCCTCGGAGAACATGTCGGCGATCGCCTTCGAGACGTCCTCGGAGGTGTCGTCCAGGCCGTCGAGCATCGTCCTGATCGCCGCGTCGACATCGACGACGGGCCCCTTCAGGGCGCCGAGCTTGTCCGTGAGCGTTGCGATCTCCTCGTAGATTCTCTTGATCTCGTCGGCCGTGAGCTTCCCGCGGTAGGTGACGATGGCCTCGTTCAGCTTCCTGACGCGCTCTTCGATCTCGGAAGCGAAGGTCAGGCTGAGCTGCTCCTTGAGCGATTTCTGCGCGCCGGTCAGCCGGCCGATCTCCTCGCTATTCTTCTTCATCGCCTCGGCGTAGGACGCTTGGCTTATCATGCCCGCGTCCAGTGCGTCCTTGAGTTTCACCTGCTCGTCCCTCAGGTCGGCGATCTTCTTCGCGCTCTCCTCGGCCGTGCCGATGCCGTATTTCTGGAGGAGCGCGCCCCAAGAACTCAGCGCCGGGATCTCCTGAAGGATGATGTCCTTCATCCCCCGCCCGCCCTCTTCGGCGTAGAGACGGGCGAGGGCGTTCGCCTCGGACAGGACGACGTTCGAGGCCTTGATCCCGAGCGCCACGCGCCGCCAGCCGGCGTTGACGCCCTCCATAAAGGCCACGAATCCGGAGGAGTCCGCCTCCTTCATCGAGTCCCGCATATTGCGGAGCTCGGAGTTGAAGTCTGCGATTGCCTTCGAGAGGACGGGGATCGCAATCATGACCGTGATGATGATCGGCGTTGCGGACATGGCCTTGAGAATTTGGATATGCTTGACCAGGGATGGCAAGGCGATGAGCACGGGCCCGAGCGCCGCAGCCATGACGCCGAGCCCCGCGGCGGTCTTGACCAGGCCCGAGGCCAAGCCCGGATGCTGCTCGGCCCACTCCCGGATCTTGACGGCGATCCCGGTGACGATCCCGACGAACGACTGGACCGTCGGCATGAGGATCGACCCGATCTCCTTCGCGAGGCCTGCGCCGGCCATCTTCACCCCGGCGATGGAATCGTTGAATTTGTCCGCCGCCTGTGCCGCCTCCTTCGACCACAGGCCGCCGAGCTTCCTCGTGGCCTCGTAGTTGTCGATGAGTCCCTGCTTGCCCATGTTCAGCATGGGGATCAACTCCATCCCGGAGCGGCCGAAGACCTTCATCGAAAGGGCCGCCTTCTCCGGCCCGTCCTGCATCTGCGCGAACCTCTCGGCCGCATCCAGGAGGACGTCGTTCAGCGGCCGGAGCTTGCCCTCGTTGTCTGCGTACGAGACGCCAAGGTCCGCGAATATCTCCTGGCTCTCCTTGCCGCCTTTGTTGGCGTCGTCCATCACGCGCGAGAGCCCGCGCATCCCGACGGCGAAGCCCTCGAGGGACGAACCGCTCTTGTCTAGAGCGAGCTTGTGCCCGCTCAGAATATCGGTGGCAATGCCGGTCCTCTGGGACATGTCGTTGATCGCATCGCCGGCATTGGCCGACTTAATGACCATCGCCCCGAACGAGGCGACGACCGCGCCGCCGGCGAGCGCGATCGCCTTCCCGAAGCTCTTGAATTGCTTCTCATGCCGCATGACCAGGCCGGAGAGGCTGGTCTGGTCCTTCTTGACAGTCTCGACAGACTTCTTCCAGCCCGCGATGTCCAGCTCGAGACTGCCGATTACGGCGCCGGCATCGAATGCCATTATCCTCTTCTCCTCTTCTTCATCCGCTCCCAGTTGTCATCCTGTTCCTTGGTCGACCCCGGCCGTACGATCAGCGGCTGGGATTTCAGGCGCCGGATGTATCCGCCGAAGGCGTTGGAGTCGGCGCCTTGCGCCCATCTCGCAGCCTCGGCCATGCTCGCCTCCTTGATGTCGTTCGCGCGTTCAGCCTCGACCATCCAGAACCGCACCTCCCGGAGGTCCATCTCCAGGAGGTCGGCGAATGAGAAGAGCCCGGGGAGCGCCGCCGCGATTACGGCGCAATCACGTCCCCAGGCTTCAGCCCGTTTTTTTCCGCCTCCGCCTCCGGCGTCTCCGCCTTCTTCCTGGGCTCGAAGATCTTGTTCACGACGTACTGCAGAAGATCGGTCGCCTCCATGACGTCGAGATCATGAATCACCTCGTGGGCCTCCGGTGCGAAGAGAAGCTCGAGCTGGCGGTACGTGTTGTCGATCTTCCGGTAGGGATAGATATCCGGGCCGAGCGTCTTCTTGAACTCGGCCAGCTCCAGGTCGAGTTGCTCGAGCTCCCTCATCCGCTTCTGATTGATTTTCTTGACGGTGAACTCCCTGCCCGAGATCTCCACGGAGAGCGGGCGATAGAGGTCCCCGCCGACTTTGAATTCGCTCATGTCGGCTCCTTATCTCAGGCCGGGCCCATCCTCCAGATCTCGTTGACGCGGGTTGAGAAGTCGTCCGGGAAGCACATGAACTCGACCTCGATGAGTCTCTGGTTGTCGTTGTCGAAGTCGAAGCTCGGCTTCGCGATCGGGAATGTGCGGTGGACGTGGAGCCACTCGTTCGGGTCGGCGGACGGGGTGTTGTCCACGAGTTTCTTGAGGATGAGTTCCTCGGCCCGGATGAACATCGAGTTGCCGACCGAGTTGATGACCTTGAGGTTGTTCGCGCCAGCGACCGAACTCTCGATCATCTTCTCGAGCTGCGTGAGGCTCGAGCGCGTGAACTTCGCGACGACGCTCGTGAGCCTGCCCGTCGTGACGGCGTCGACGGGCGTCTTCCCGTGGCCGTCCTCGAAGATCTCCTTCTTCGTGAGCTCCTCGTTGAATTTCACCCCCCCGAACGTGGGTCCGAGGTCGACGGCGTTCCAGAGGACCTCCTAAAATTATTGCGGACGGGGCTCCGCCCGCCCGTTTGTTTTTTTCATAGTCCCGCCTTCTTCATCTTGAACATGTAGTTCGTGCTGAACTCATGGTTGTGTTTCTCGTCCTCGCCGATCCACTGCGGCGCGGCCAGCGCTTCGATCACCTGCGCGACGTAGGCCTGGCCGCCCGAGGTCAGCGCCGGGATATTCCATCCGACCGTGCCGTGCAGGGCCTCGAAGATCGCCCAAGCGTCGGCCCTGGCCTGGAGGTACGTCTCGCCGCGCGTCGCGACCTGGAGCATGAAGTCGATCCGGTCTGGAAGGTCGAAGACGACGGGCGAGGCCCCGGACTCGAGGAACGCGTGGCAGCGGACCGGCGCATCCTGGGGCCTCCATCCAACGTGGACATTCGTCCCTTTCAAGAGGCCCGGGATCTTCGCGACGATCCAGTTCGAGATCTCCTGTAGCATCTTATCCTCCCGTGACGGCCTTCACCGCCGCGGCCACGATCTTCATGTACTTCGTCTTGAACATCGCGAGCTTCGACTCCAGGTATTTCGGTCCGGCGCCGCCCTCCGACCAGTTCACCTTCTTGTTGACGGCCTCGTGCCACTTCGCGGCGTAGGGCATTCTGAAGACGATCTTCGCGATGATGTCCTTCGCCCCGTGGCGCTCGGCCGCCGTCGCGCCGCCTTTGTGGTGGCTTGATCCCTTGCCGCCCGACTTCTCCACGACCTTGCTCTGCGTTATGCCCTCGAGGATGAGCGTGTAGTCGCCGCGGAGGTTGCCCTCGAGGAGCGGCGTCTTCGGCACGACGCCGTCCGCGTCGTTCTTGACTTCGGACAGGGCCTCGAACATCCCCTTCTCGGCGGCCTCGGGCGCGATCTTCAGCGCGTACTCGAGGAACCTCTCGTTGAAGTTCGTCCAGTCCAGGTTGAAGGCCGCATCGTCTTTCATGCTGTGTAGAGCTCCCAGTGCGAGAATTCGAAGTCCGCCATCTTCTGGATCACGATGATGGCGTGCTCGATCCCGTCGACGATGATCCTGTCCTCATGCGTCACCTCGGCGACAGACCGGGGCAGCGTCACAAGCCCCATCGACACTACCTGCTCGCCCTTGAGGTCCCGGACGAGGCGGGTCTTCCAATCGACTCTCCCCATGAGCGCCACGAGCTCGTAGGTCGGCTCGCCCCACTCGTCCCTCGAGACGAGGTGCTTGAGCGTCAGCGGGTCAGTCATGTAGATATCGATCATGCGTTCCTCAAGCGCTGGGCGTTCTCTGACGTCGGGTTGCAGACGTCCTCGCAGCGCGGGTGCCAGGGCGGGCCCCCGTCCGGGAGCGGCGGGTATTTCGGGTGGTTTCCGCTTATCGAGTAGACCTGGCCCTGGTAGGGCGCGCATTCGGGGCACGGGTTGTCGTGCTCCGGGATCTCGACGAGGTCGTTGTCGAACTCCGTGCAGATGGCCTTCGTCGCCTCGGTCTGGGCCTCGCGCATCCGCGTCCGCGCGACGAGTTCCGCGTAGGCCCGGAGGTTGTAATGCCGGCCGTTTATCTCGATGAAGTCCCCGCCGCCGATCTTCCGCCTGAGATGCTCCAGGATCTTCCGGCTCACCGCGGTCCGGCTCTGGGACTCGGCAAGCCCAATGCCCTTCGCGGTCTTGACGATCCGCTTGATGTAAGGAAAATCCTCATCGTCGGCGAAAGCCTCGACCTTCCGGACCTCGCGAGACGCGACCGTCAGGAGCGCGACGTATTTTCGGGCCGCCCGTTCTATCGTCCTGTTCGCGTCCCAGTAGTCCTTCATGACGGTCTTCGTCAGCGCGCCGATCTTCCGCTCGTGGCGCTTCGGGTTGTATCGGCGCTCGTCCATCCCGATCGCCTCGAGCCTCGTCCTGGCCACGGCCGCGCCCTCGTTGTAGGCAGCCCTTATCGAGGCCGGCGCCCAGCGATTGGCCGCCTCGTCGAGCGAGCTTATCGTCGACATGACGCGGCGGATCGCGGCGGCCCCCTTGGAGGCGTCGAAGCTCTCCGGGTCCAGGGCGGACAGGATCGCGATGATCGAGCCGGCCGCCGCCGCGTAGGCGGAGGCGATCGTCCAGATCCTGGTCTTCATCGGCACGAGCGCGAGCTTCGCCATCTTAGAACTCCGACACGTCCTCGTCGACGGCCTCATCCTCGTCGCGGGCGACCTCCCGGACGTAGAACGGGAGCGCGTCGTTGAACTCCTCCATGATCTCGTAGACGATCGGCGGCAGCGGAATCTTTTGAAGAAACGCCTCCGCATATGTCTCCTTGACGACGCCGGCGCCAACGACCCCCTGGGCCTGCACGCCCTTCCGGCGGTCTTCCGAAAGCAGGTGCATCGCGAGGTAATACGCCGTCTCGCATTGGGCGGTCTGCAGGCGCTCGGTCTGATCGGCCGTCGGGGTCGCCGGGATCGAGAAGTCCCTGCAGAACCGGAGCCTGTCGTAGGCCATGCGGAGGGCAGCCGTCTTCTCATCCTTCGAGCTCGTGACCGTGAGCGCGTCCCATGCGGTCGTCTCCAGCCGGTGCGTCAGGAAGTACGCCTCCGCCGCCGCCAGGTCCGTAACCCACCCTATCGCCATGTTAGCCTCCCGTTCCTTGTGAACCAATAAATGTTGAACCAGGCTGGCAGTTTATATAAGATTCTCGGTTCTCTTCTTGCCGCCATATCAGCCCTCGTAAACCGACCCCTGATCCGGGTCCGGAGTCTTCCAGTCGCCGTAGCATGTCGTCAAATACACGTCCACGGGCGCGGGCACGGGATACCGTTTGCCCCGGTATTCGACGCTTTCGAATTCGCTATAAAAGCCGTCGGACTGCCGCCAGTAGAGATCCAGCAGAATGCCGTCTTTGACAAAATGCGTGTTGTTTGCCGGGAAGGTTCTGCCCACAAGGTAACCCAATGCTATGAGCTTTTTCGTGAGATACGCGCGGTCCAAGTCATCGACAACGGCGACGACGTCGATGTCATTGTCCCCGGGTGGATACGCTCCGTCTCTGACCAATCCCAAGCAGGCTCCGAGGATTATCGCCGCCGGGATCCCAAGTTGTGCAGTGACAGCGAAATATTCGTCAAGAATTCCGTCCGCAATCTCGGGGACATCATGGGGACTCTTGACGCCGTAGGGAAATTCCTTCATCAAATCACCTCGGGATCGTTCTCATGCGCCTTGCAGTCCGCCCAGATTTGCTCTTCGGTAAACCGTCGGACGCCCCAGTTATTCGCCTTGTTCGCCGCCGACAGTCGCTTCTCGGCGCCGAGGAGCCTTCGCACGGCCTCGTTGACATCGACCATCTGCCAATGTGAGCCCTCAAAGCGGGTCCGGCTCATCTTGACATTCGGGCTGTTTTCATAACCCTGCTCTCCCGGTCTCCAGCGAATCCCCGACGACGGCCTGGCAATTGAGGGTTTCGTGAACGTCGGCCCCATGCCCGGCCACATGGTATATGCGCCGCCGTGTCGCCGCTGGTAGAGTACGGATTTCAGGGGGTCAAGGTCGGCATCATTTCTGTGCCTGTAAATCCAATGAAAGAGAACCTCGACAACGTTGCCGTCGGCCTGAGCAAGCGCCGTCCCGGGATCGGCGTTTCCCGGAGCGAAGATCAGCTCGTCGGCATCGGCACGGATAATCCAATCGGCCTGTGATTTCGCCGCCAAATCGCTCATCATGTCTGCGAAAAGACGGTCATTGAGTTCGCCTTTGAAATCCACCCATTCAATGCGGGCATTCTGGAATTGACCAATAATCTCGGCACTCCGGTCCGAAGTCGATTTCTCCAGAAGGACAATGATCTCATCCGCCCAACTATAATGACTCAGAAAATATGGAGCAAAGAACTCCTCGTTGAACCACCGCGAGATGACCGATATCCGCATAGACTTCGGAGCCGGCACCGGGGACTTCAGAATCATGCCGATCCCCATAGGCAGGCCGTTGAATTCGACGCGGAGCTGCTTATAATGCTGAATCGTCAGGATGGTATCAGCCTTGTTCGATTCGACGAGGGATGTCCAAAATCGAATAACATCCACGGCGTCCGTTGGCTTTACCTTCGGTGTCAGGATATCGTGAATGGCGACGATGTGCCGGGTCAACGGACCGTAAATTTCATAGTCCGCCTTGACGCCTTCAAATGTATGGAGGCCGTCGATAAACAGCAGGTCGATCATTCGGCCGCCGAGTATCGTCTTGAGCTTGGCGAGCGCTTGGGGCGCCGCCGAGTTCCCGATGATATCGGCCGGCGTGTGCGGGTTGTTGTCAATCCCGATATGATAGGCACCGAGCAAGTCCTCGTAGAACCTTTTCTGGGCACCTTCCAAGATGCCGATTTCGACGACAATAGGCCGATTGACGCCCCGGTCCTTGAGATAATTTCCGGTGCATTCCAGAAACGTCCGCCATTCGGGAAGGTGTTGGTTCAAGCGCCTGCCTTCCTTGGCGAGTGACGCAACGAGTTCATCGAATCTGTCCGGCATCTTAAAC